TGATATTTTTTTAACATTTGTTCAGATTTTTTTTTATTTTTTTTTCCACCATAACGAAACCAACCGTTATTCTTGTATTTATTATGTGTAACCTTATTCACATACTGATAATAATAACTTTCAGATTGTTCTCTTGATAATTTTTTATATATTGTTGATGTTGGTTCTTTCGACATTATGAATAAATTATTGTCATATAACATGTCATCATTTTCAATTTCTCTTTTAAAATTTATTATGTCTTCATTTAATACATAATCTGTAAAATAGGTTTCCCATTCATTTTTTTTTATTGACATTTAATATAAAACAGAATTACTTTTTATATATTTTTTAAAAATATTATTGTATCGATGTATTTTCATTTTTATGTTTTAAGATATATTCTTTTCTTGCATAATATAAATTAATAAGTAAAAATAAGAAATTCCATATAACTGTAGAATAACAAGCTCTTTCTGGTAATGCTAAAAATCCCCAAATTAAAATAATCAAACATGATATTGATAAACATATTCTTAAATAAAATGGATCATTTATAAAGTAAGATATTAACAAACATGAAAATCCAATATCACTTATTATATTAAAACTATCATTTTCGATACAAATCATAATATACAAATTACTATTATGGTTTTAAATAATTAGTTTGAATATTTTAAATAAAATATTATTTAAAATAATGTGTAAATCTTTAAAAGGAGCAAAAGATTATATAATTTTTCGATATAATCGTTGTTCACTTAAAAAAATTGCGAATTGTTTATATTCTCAACGTTATAGATTTTCAATATTATTTGCCATATGTTTACATACATTTGATTTAATAACGGACATAATAGTAACTACTGAATTATATCATGAAAATTCTCCTTATTTTCCAACAAGTATTGGAATTTTAATATTCTCATTTATTGGTTCAGCAATATTATCATTAGAGAATACTTTATTTGCAAAATTTGCATATAATGAAAGAGAAAAAATAGCTAGAGCACCTACATTTACTAAATATATGATTGGTGATTTAATCTGTTATATTTTAAAAGCTATATTATGGATGATATTAGATATAATACAAATTAATTATTTAATGACAAGTTTAATAGCTTTTTACTATAATGATAAAAATTATGATAAAAATAATGATAAAGATGATGATAAACTAGATAGATATTCCATATATATTAAAGAAAAAGAAAAAGAAAAAGCTAAAATTAAAAAACACTATCAGATACAACTAGTAAATAAAAGAATGATAGAAAGTTTACTAGAAAGTGGACCACAAGCTCTATTTCAACTATTTATTATTTTAAATCAATCATCAACTAAGACATTTAATGATCTAGCTCCTTATTATTTATCAGTAAAAATATCATTATTAAGTTTATCATATACTTTGATATCTATGGATCATTTTTATTTAACAGAATATTTTTATAGCATTGGCTCATTTAAATTGCCATCAAATTTTAGTATATTTAGCTTATACTCCTTTAATTTTAGAATAACTGAGGTTTTTTCAAGAGTTGGTTTACTTGCTTGTATTAGCCAAATATATGATGGTTACTATTTATTTTTATTTATTTTTCTGGATTATTTATTTATTAATATTTTTAATGTAATGAAAAGATATTTAAGATATAAATATGAAAATTGTGAGTTTTCTTTTGAAGCATTAAAACTAATTAAAAAATCAGAATATATCCAAAGATATAAAAACCTTAATATAAATAATGGTATATTAATCCATTTTTTAGCTCAAAAAATTTTATTACACTGGAGAATATATAAAAAAGATTCTGTGAAGAATATATTTAGATTAAAGCTTATTATTAATCGCTTAAGATTACCTTATTGGAAAAGAAAAACATTTTATGAAGCTGAATTAAAAATTATAAAAGAAAAAAAAAATAATATTTATAAAAGTAAAACAGGATTGGAACTTGTTGGTATTAAACATATTATAAATAATATTAGATCTTTAGGAGTATATTACAAACCTTTATCAGAACAATTAATAAAACAAAAAAATGCAAATGAATTAAAAAAATTTTTGAGTGAATGTAATTTTGATATTAATTTACCAAACTATAATAAATGGTGGAATATTGTAAGTATGAATTTTATATCAAAATATTTAAATAATTTGATTATCTCAATAATTATAATTTATAAACTATCATTTAATACATATTCACCTACAATTATGTTAATATCTATATCAAGTATGATCTGCTTTTTAATAAACATATTTTCATTATATATTATAACAAAATTGAATTATAGTGATGAAAAAACACTTATAGAAAAAGCTACAAAACCACTAATTAATTGTAAATGTAAATGTTTAAATCTTTGCTTTAGTTGTTATGGAAAAAAAGATAAAATAACTAATGAAAACAATTATGAAAATAATGATCAAAATCATGATCAAAATCATGATCAAGAAAGAAATAGTATGGAACAAAAAATATGATTATCTATAAATATTCTTTGAATATTAATTAATAAATTACAAAGTAATTTATCTACAAATATTCTTTGAATATTAATTAATAAATTACAAAGTAATTTATCTACATCCTGCTTTTTTTAATTTCTCATTTATTATTAAAACAGTATCCGAGGTAGATGTAATATACCAATCAGGTAAAAATGCATGAACTACTGCTTTAAAAGATGCTTGAGCAAATAAAAATCCTAAATGTAATGAAAATTTACAGTGTTGCAAATATGTCATACAAACTTCAGTTGGATGTTTAAAAAACATTTATATATAAAATTAAGTTATAAAATTATTGCAATTATTCGTAAAAATTTAAAAATTTTAATATTAAAATTTTTATATGTTAGAAAAAATAACAACTAATTATGCTGATAAAAATTGGCAATATGTTTTAAAAGAGCATATTGAAAAAAATAGAAATAAACCAAATAAAACATATTTCTATAAATCAAATACATTAAATTTAGATACAATAAATAATTCTATATCAAATATAAATAATCCAGAATACTAAATTTAATATAAATATATTAAAAACTAATATTTAAAAATAAAACATCAAAATAATTAAATGTCTACATTAGAACAACAATTAGAATTTCTAAAAATACAACAACATGAATTAGAAGAAAGAATTAAAAAAGAAAAAGAAAATAAAGAAAAATTAAAAAAAGAGGCTTCAATTGAAAAATTAGATGCTATGGTTAAACCATTTACTGAATATTTTGATTACAAAATTCCGAGTGGCTTTCATGGAACAATGCCAATTTATAATAGTTCAAAAAGAGAACAATTACATAAACAATATATAAAACAAACTTTAGATTATAATACTAGAATTCTACAAGATCCTAATTTTGCCATTAATAATCCTTGTCCAACTCTTAACAAAGAATTAGCATATGAAGAAATATTTTCAACTCTAGTTGGAATTCTTCAAAAACAAGATAAAAGAATAAAAGAACTGGAATTAAAATAGTTTAATTATTTTTTTCTTCTTTAACATTTATTTTTGAATTTTCTTCTAATTCTTTGTCTTGTAATTTACAACTTTCAGAACCGCAATGATCATGATTTGCCCAATCAATTGTATTATTTGTTTCATCTTGATCTTTATTTATAGTCCATCTTCCTAATGGTGTATTTGAAAATAATCTTGTTTTATTAAAAATTAATTTTTGATTTTTTATAAATCTTACTAAATTCATGTTATTTATTTGTAATTTTATTATTTTTTTATTTTTCAATTTTATAAAAAATAAATATAGTATTTATATATATGGATTTAGCAATATTAATTGATGGAGAATTTAGAAGTCTTATTAGGAATACTTTAGAAAGATTTATTGGCAAAAAATTCAAAAAAAAAGAGAAAAAACACATGGCAATTTTAAGAAAATTATCTATTAGAGTTATTTCTAGTTTAATAGCAATTCAATTGTATGGAATTCTTAAAAAAACACCTGTAATTAAAGAATATACATCATACATTATGATAGCTCTTTTCGTTTATTTTACTTTAAAAGAAAACTAAAGTTGTTTGTATTTTATTTTATCATTATCGTCAATATCTTTTATAGCTTTTGGTACTAATTGTACAAACATGTATGTATAAAATCCAAAATAATATGAAGCAAGACATGCTGCTACTGTGTAAAACATTATATAATATTTTACATAAAAATTGAATAAATATTATTTTCACGAAAATATTTTTTGTATATGGATACACATACACAAGACATCAAATCCAAAATTGAACACAATATCAAATTAATCTTAGATATTGTTATGGAACAAGTAAAAGAGCGTAAAAAAAAAGCTCTTGAAATGCACTTTCTTCAAGATAGTTTTTCTTTTACGTTATCAGAAGAAAGAAAGAAATTTCATAAGAGAGTAAATGAAATTAAGGAAGAGTATGATACTATAAATGAGGATCTTGAAAAAAATATAAGATCTTTAAAAAAACTTAAACAAAAGAAAAGACGACTTGAAAAAGTATCAATTTTACCTCCAAGAAAAAGAAAGCCTGTTAATTACAGAGAAGCATCTAATCGTGAAATTGAATTTGGAATTATTTCTAGATCTGCTTCAGATAACAGACAGTGGTAAAATTCATTTGTTTATATTAGTAAAATAATTTTATATTACTAATATAATGTCTTCTAAATTCTGTTTATCAAAAACTGGGCATTTTTTATTTAATCAAGCATATAAAACAGAAGTACCTAAAAATTGTATAAAATCAATTATACACAAAATATTTACATCTAAATTTGATTTAGAAATTGAAGAATTATCAAAAAATATGCATGGTGCATCATTAAAAATATATCAATATATAAAACAATTAACAAAAATTAAATATTTAAATAGAACTGCTGTCTATAATATTATATTTTTAATTTTAACAAATGGAGAACATATTATTACTCCACAAAAAGTAAAATATAATATTAGTTTTTATTTAACTTTAGCTATTAAAGCAATGAAAAATAATGATCATCAAACTGCTATAATAATAAAAGCATCTTTGGAAAATAAGTATATTTCTAATTTGAATATTAAATATAATAACTCTATGATAAAAAAAATTAATTTATTAAATGAAAAATATGGTTATTACACTGATTCTTATGTACCTCATATTTGTGAAATGTATCTAAATTACAAAAATTATGATTATATTCCTTCTTCATTTGTTATTCTATTAAATTTAACAAAAGAATTGAATAAAAACTCACAAAATCAAAAAAATAGTATTAAATCAATAAATTATAAATTATTTGAAATTAGTTCATTTAAACAAGATTCATATCAATATACTAATACAGAATTATGTCCTATCTATTATACTAATACACTAACACTTGCAGTAACTCAAAATATTCTTGATGCAAAATATTTAACGGGAGAAAAAGATGAGATCATTGATAAAATTCTTACTAAATATCATAATTATTTAAATTATTTACTAAAATTAAAAAATTGAAAATTTTTTTGATATTAAGATTTATAGTTTTTACCATTATGAGTAATAATAATGAAGAAATCATGTCAGATCGTGTTGCAGCTGCAAGAAGAGCTATAAATTGTGGAGTATTGATAGCACCTTGTGTTATGGCTTGTAGAGAACAACCAACTCCAGTATGGGGTGTAATTGGCCCACATAATTCATTTTCAGAGAATGTTGAAATTGTTAATACTGTATATTGGATTTTTTCTATCTTAAAACCTTTTATACATTCTTAATTGAAAAAATTGAAATTTTTTTTTTATACAATTATCAAAATTATTATGTCTAAATTTATAATTGATAATAATCCAGATTATTTAAACTCTGGTGTTCAGTTTGATTCTGTATTGCAAAATTCTAATACAGAAATACCAAAAAAAAGTAAAATTGTTCCATTACCTAAATGGGCAATAGAGAATTTTACAAAATCAACTCTTTTTAGAAGATCAATAAAATGGGTTTATGTTGAAAACCACAAAAAAAGAAGAGAATGTTTTGATGCATTGAAAAAACATGCATTGGATTCAAAAAGAGATTATAAATTGTCTTTTACTTTACATCATAAAAAATATAGTAGAGTAGGTATACAACTTACTTTAAAAAAAATTGAGTCAATTTCCCCTTATGATATTTTATATGATTAAAATTGAAAAATAATAAAATAAATTTATCTTATTATTTATATGTCTACAACTAAAATAGCAGAAGTTTATAATATTACTGGTTCCTTAGAAATAGGTAATAAACTTATAATAGATTTATGGTCACATTTACGTGATCAATATTGTGATTTAAAAATAACATGCTTAGGCTCTAAAAATGTTTTTACTAGTAAAGAAGATTCTTTAATAGTACTTGGTGAAAATAATTTATTTTACAAAATAGAAACAACTTTTTCATCTACTGTTACTCCAGAATCACATGATTGGGGAGATTGGAGATCACAACCAATTGAGAATATAACAAATACTGACACAATGGATTATATAAAATATAATATTCCAGTTGCCGTATATATATCTTTTATTGGTGCAATATCTACAAAAGCTTAATTTATTCTTCTTCAGACAATTGTTCTTTTTTTGATTTTTTTGAACTTTTATTTTCTTTTTGTTTTTCTAAAACAAGTCCCCTTAGTTCTTGTAACATTTTCTTTAGTTCTTGTGCATTCTTTCGTGTACGAGTTCCTGCAGCGTTATTATTTTTTTCATTAAATTTTTTAAAATTACCTAATAATTCAGTAACTTTACTGTTTAAGTTTTCTTCAAATGATTCCATTATTTGTTACATACTAAATTTATTTTTAAGTATTTTTATAGAAAATTTAACATTAACTTAATTTAATTGCTTTTATATTCGCTTTTGTTAAAATATTTTTAACAAGATCGCTATTTTTATAATCATGATAATATTTGATTTCTTTTATACCAGCTGCTAAAAGAATTTTAATACAATTTATACAAGGATAATGAGTAATATATGCTGTAGAGCCATCAGTATTTACACCTCTCTTTGCACAGTCGCTTATTGCATTTTGTTCAGCATGAACTGTATTTTGTTCATGATTATCTACTACACAAGACTCATGCGGTAAGCCGGATAAAAATCCATTATATCCAGCGGATATTATCCTATTATCTTTCACTAATAAACATCCTACATGTAATCTTTCACATGATGATCTAGATGCAATCAATAATGCACTTGAAATAAAATATTCATCCCATGATAGCCTTTTATCCCATTTTTTTATTGTATTTTCTATATCCTTTGACATTTATTTTAAATATGCATTATTCTTTAAAATAAATTATTTGTATATTATATGCCATCATTATCTATATTATTACAGGCCTTATTTGAACAAAGAAAACTTCTGATCTATAAAATTATTGAACAAAAAGAATATATTAAAAAATTGGAAAAAGAAATAATTAGTTTAAAACAAAGTAAATAATCTATAATTATAATATATGTTCAAAATATTAATAGTTAGTTTAAATAAACAAAAAATTGTTAATAATTTATTTCAAATTAGAACATTTAAAAGACCTGTAGTACCATCAGATTTTGACGTAGAACATCATAAAAATAAATGCAATAAAGAAAATAAAAATGATCCTATACCTTATTATATGAAGCAAATTAATAAAAAAAAAGTAAAGGGAAAATATGATATTGAAAATGAAAAATGGTGTACTAATCAAGTAGAAAAATTAAATGATCGTGAGGATTAAATTTAAAATAATATTACATATTAATTTAAATGTTAGATAATAAGAAATTATCTAAAAAAGATTTAGAACTGAAAAATTCATATTCTGATTGGAGAAGATGTATGTTAAATTATCACTTTCTTGGTATATCATTAGTTGTTGCTGAAGATAAATGTAAAAAATTATATGATAAATATAGGACTATTAGATATAATAATATATCTTCTTAAAAAAAATTGATAAAATAAATTATAATTTTAATAAAAAATTTATAAATGAACACAACAATTACTCAAGATTCAGGACCAATTGGTAATCCAGGAAGACCTACCATGAGAGGACATTTAAGAAAAGAGCGAGCTAGTGGATATACAAAGTACACAATTTTATCTGATATAATTGATGAATCAGTTTTAAATTGTTTAAAAAATAAAGGAAATTTAAAAATTGATTTTAAACCATCACACGATGACACAAAATTACATTCTATTATTATTTATGATGATATAAAAGATGGTTTTAAGGGGCTTGATCATGAAGGAGAAAAAAATCCATTAAATCTAATACATTATAATTGTAATAGACACAAAAATGATGAAGAATGGTCACAATGGGGTATTGGACTTACAGCAGCATCAATGTGTTGTTCTTCGAATTGGGAAATAATTACAAGATATAAGACCAAAAATAATATATTTAAATATGTAAAATTAAAATTCTCATGGGAAGAAATGGCTGAAAATAATAATTTTTTTCCTAAAACAAAAGAATTAACAAAAGAAGAATATGAAAATCAAACACCTTTTAAACAAGGTTCTGTATTAAAATATAAAGGATGTTTTAATAATATTTTTTCCGGTAGCTTTGAAAAAAATATAGAACAATTAGTTACTATGATTTCTAGAAAATATTATAAAGTTTTAAAAAATAATAGTGAAATTAATAGAGTTAAATATAGAAAATTAAATGCTCTTGGTGAATATGTTGAAACTAAAAGTATTATTCCAGAGATACCACCAACTGAAAACGAAAATCATCCACATAATATTCATCAATTTAAAATTGAATTTCGAAAAAATGAAAATAATTCAGATATTTATATCTATAAAGAAACATCAAAAAATAATACTAAATGGTTCCAAGAAAAAAAAGATGATCCTAATGAATTTAAAGCATTGGATAAGAAATCGCATCAAAATTTAATTAGAGAATATTCTGAATTACTAGATACACTATATTTTAAAGGAACACGTGTTTCAGGAACAGAATGGTGTCGTTCTGGAAGTAAATTCCCCATGGGATCATTAGTTATAGAAAGATATAATCGTGTTATGACTCAAGATATTCGTTGTGATGGTAATTATATAGGGTTTCTACCAAGAAATACAAATGGTGAATATAATTATCATTATTATCATTTAAAATATAAACTTAAAAGTATTAATGATAATTTTAGTGATACTTATCAAAAAATTATTAAAGGAAATCTTAGTATGAATGAAACTCCATTAAATCGTGTATTAAAAAATTGTACTAGACTATTAAAAAAGTTAATTAAGAGTGAATCAAAATTTCATACTGAATGGTACCAAAAATTCATAGTTCCATGGGATAGAGATAAAACATATCAGCAAAATATAGAAGAAGCACGTAAAGCTAAAGAAATAGCAGCTAAAAAAATGTCTGCTAAAAAAATGTCTGCTAAAAAAATTGCTGCTAAAAAAACTGCTATAGCTGCTGCTAAAGAATCTGTACAAGAATCAGTACCACAAGAACTTCCACAAGAAACTGTACCAGAATCTGTACAAGAATCAGTACCACAAGAACTTGTACAACAACCTGTACAACAACCTGTACAACAACCTGTACAACAACCTACACAAAAAACTGTACAAGAAACTGTACCAGAATCTGTACAAGAATCTGTATCACAACAACTTCCACAAGAAACTACAAATTTGGTAAAGACATGTGAGACAGAATTATTAAATTTAATTAATGATTTTAAGGAAAAATGGAATAATTTAGAAATTAATATTGAAATTAAATCAATAAATATAAAATAAAAATTTTACTTTATATAATCAAATAATTAATTTATTTATAAACAAAAAAACATATAGATATCGTAGATATCAATTAATATTCAAAGAATATTTATAGAAATATGATTTTTATCCAAGTAAGATTCTGAAAATAGGGGTTTTACAGAAAATACAAAACGTGAAAAAACACAGAAAGTTTCCCCGGACCTATGTAAGAAAAATTATTTTTTTCCTTGTCTCCCCCCCCCTCCATACAAAAAATTCAGTTGCACATTTCCTAAAAAAGTTACAAAAATGACGTTTTTTTTGTCATCACCCAGTCTTATAAAAAAAATCATGACAGAAAAATGACAGAAAAATAACGAAAAAATGACGGAAAAATGACGGAAAAATGACGGAAAAATGATATAAGAATAATAATTTATATATTATATATTAATATGGTAAATTACAAATGTTTACGCTGTGGCTATTCGAATAATAATAAATTAAAATTTACAAAACATTTAAATAGAAAATTTATTTGTAAGCCAAAATTGAAAGATATAAGCAGACAAGAAATTTACGATTTTTATTTTAAAAAAGATAAAATGAAAATTGAAACCCAAGAAAATAAAAACAAAAAAAAAGATAAAAATATGTCCGTTTTGCACCCAAATGACACAATTTTGCACCTTGACAGCACAATTTTGCACCAAAATGCACCAAAAGTAAAAAAAAAAGTGAAAGAGAAAACAATTGAAAAATTTGTGTGTAATTTTTGTTTTTCAGAATTTAGTAGAAAATCTAGTAGAACTAGACATTATAAAATTTGTAAAGAGAAAATAAAATATGAAGAAGAAAAGAAAAAAGAAGAAGAGCATAAGGAGGATTTGTTAAAATTAGTAAAATTATTAAATGATAAATTAGATAAACAATGTAAAGAAATGAAAACGATTAAGAAAGAATTAAAGAAAAGGGATAAACAATTAATAGAATTACAGAAAAAGACTGGTGTAACAATAGGGCAGCAAAATAATATTCAGAACAATATAAAAATCTTAGCATTTAACAAGACAGATATGTCTCATTTGAAGGATAAAGATTACTTAAAATTTTTAAGTCATTCAAACTTTTGTGTACCACATATGATAAAGAAGTTACATTTTGACCCACATAAACCAGAAAATCACAACATTTATATATCGAATATAAAAAATAATTATGTAATGATATACGATGGAAAAAAATGGACTTTACAAGATCAAAAAGATGTAATTGATAATATGTTAGATAATAATACATTTATCTTAGAAGAAAAGATAGAGGATTGGATAAAAAATGGTAAAAAGTATCCAGAGATAATGGAGAAATTTAATAGATATATTGAGAAGAAGGAAAGTGATGAGATAATAAATAAAATAAAACAAGAAATAAAATTAATATTATTTAATAATAGAACTCTGGTTTTAAAAGATAAAAATTGAAAAATAATTTAAATAAAATAATTTATATTATTTAATCTATGAATAAAGTAATACCTATTACAGGTGATATAGAAACTGGAAATCCGAAAATGTATTTCTGTTGTATGTGTCTAGAAAATTTTTCCAGTGATGAATCATTAGTTTTTATAAAGTGTAAACATTATTGGTGTAAAAATTGTGATAAAAATTTTTCTGACAATAAATGTCCACTATGTAGGTATGAATTTAAGAAAAAAGAAGAAAGCATAATTATTCCTGAAGAAGTACAAAGGGATATTGAATGTAGTATCTTTTGCTTAATTTTCAATCTTATTGAAATAATATGTAATACTTTAACCTTTAATATTTCATGTACAAGACTATGTCGTTATTATTGTTCACGTCAATCATGCTTTTATAAATTTTCATGTTTCAAGATATATTTTAAATGTGAAAATTATAAATGTAAAAATATAAAATTTAAAGTAGATCCTTATTTATACGTTGAGAATTGTTTAACAATTAATATTATTTTAAATTTATTAATACTATTAATAATAATTTTAGCAATATTAACATTGGGTAGATTTGCATTTTTACTAATAAGTAACCCAGTAAATGGTAAGTTTTTTTGTAATTTTATTTGCTTTTTTTTTACAAGTATATTTGGATTATTTAGTATCATAATAATTTTATTATCTTTTTTAATTTTTATTTCATTGATATTAAGATGTTTAGCATGTACATATAATTTTTTGATACCTAATTCACTTTTATAAATCAAATTCATGAAAATATGAGACTTCTTTTATAGAATTTTTATAGTTAGTTAATATATGATTTAATAGTTGACTATCAGGAATATCAAATAAGTTATTATTAATAAGAAAAGTATAGCAAATAAATCTAGGTTTACTAAGTTTTTCAATAATTTTACTAGTACGTTTTAAATTATATTTTTTACACAAAGAGTACCATTTTTCTGAAAAGTAAGTTCTGCAACCAGTATTATATTTAACAATATATATCCATACTTGTGAGCCACAATTAAACCAGCATCTTTCAGAAATAATAGATTTTTTTTCTCTATTGGCAGTTTTAATACCTTGCATCCATCTATTTGATTTTCTAACATAATCAGTAGTTAAAACAGAAGCATATCTTCCTTGCACAATATGAGCCATAATATATAATATAAATTTATATTTTATATTATTAAAAATAAATAGGAGGTGGTGAAGAATGCGGAGGAGGTGGTATATAAGGAGGATATGGTGGATATGGTTGATAAGGACAGACATTTTGTCCGTGCATAAATCTATTATCATAGTACATTCCTTGTATAAATTGTTGTTCGTATGGATGCATATAAATTAGATGTTGAGTATTTGGATAACAATTGTAATGAGGAATTTGTTGATTCTGTATATCACAATCATTACAATAGCCATTTTCAGGCCCCCAGCAACCACAATCATATTTAATTATATCATTGTTAATTTGTTCTTCTTCTACTTCTTCCTGTATAAATTCTTTTGTCTCTTCTTCACTTTCTAATAGTTTCTCTTCGATAACAAATTTATTTGAATCTTCAAGCTTTTGTTCAATAATTTTTTGATTATTATTGATAATTTCTTGGTGTTCAATACACAATATTATAAAATCTATAGTTTGTTTTATAATATTATTATTCTTTTTGTCTTCTAAAATTTTATTATTTTTCAATTTAGTAAATAATTTTTTAGATTTAAAGCTTCTAAATATAGATTGTATCTTGATGGCATTTTTTTTAGCGGCTTTTTTAGCGGCTTTTTTAGCCATTTTTATTGCAATCTTATTTTTCCTTTCTTCTTCATCTTTTTCAATTTGTTTTTGTTTTTTAATTTTTTCTAGAATTTTTTGTTCTTCTTTGGCAGCTTTTTCTAGAGCTTGTTTTTTAGCGATAGCTTTTTCTTCTTTCTCTTTTTTAATTTGTTTTTGTTTTTTGATTTCTTTTAACTTTTGTTTTCTTTTTCTTCTTTTTTCTTTAGATTTTTCTCTATGTTTTTTTTCCTTAACTTGAGCTTCTTTTAAAGCTTTTTGTTCAGCTCGTTTAGCTTCTTCTTTTAGCATTAATTTTTTTGCTTTAGAAACATTTCTTTCGATTTCTTTTCTTTTCTTCTCAATTTCTATTTCTTTTTGTTCTTTTTCCTTAGCTTTCAAAATAATATCTATATCATTTTGTAATATTTTAGCTTCTTTTTTAATAACGTTGTGTGCATAATAATTACAATATGATCTAGAAAAGAAATCTAATTCAATTTCAAACACATCTTTATCATTTATATCATTTTTAAAATTATATTCTTTTGTAATATGATATTTTCGATTACTGTTAACAATTAAAATATCAGCGTTATAAATTACTAATGTAGTAAGATATTTTTCACCAATTGGACAATCTATATAATCGCTATCTAAATTAAATTCATGATTCATCAGTTCAATTTCTTTTAATTTACAAAAAGCAAAGTAAGCTCCACTATTCAATTCACAACTTCTTCCAATGAATGATAATGAATAATCGTAATCAGGATATACATTTTTGATTAATTCTAGTAAAGATTTTTTAATAATTATTTTCAATTTATAATATTTATTTTTTTCCATTAAAAAACAATTTTCTTTTGCTAATAAAGACTTTCTAAAGTCTTCTAATTCTTTAATTAATTTTGTTTTATATAAATGTTCCATAGGAACGTAAGTACTTGAAAATAATATATTTCTTAATTTAAACTCAATTTTAAATTGCAATGAATCGAACATATCAGAATAAATAATAGATTCAATTTGAAATTTTGAATAAATTCTAGTTTGTTTAAAATTAGCTAAATGTATATCAGAAATAGCGGTTAGTTTTATTTCATGAATCAATACATCAGTATTTTTATCATTTTTATTACCAATAGTAATAATAAGATATTGATTTTTTATTTTATCCTTACATTTTTTTTTATATTTTATTTCTATTTTACAATGATACTCATTATCTGAATCAATATAGCCAATTAAGCTAGTTATTGGAATAGTAACATGTAATAGTCCCCTTGCTCTAATAGGATTGTAAAAACAATTCTTACCATATGCAAATTTATTTATATGATTTAACAAATCTCTAATATCTTTTTCTTCTAATTTGGATAAATCTAATTTGGATAAATCCATTCTTTTTTTTGATTTATTTAATTCCATATATAAATGATTATTAAAGAGCATATTTATTTTTTTTCAATTTTATTGTTGATTCCAATTTTCTGCACATAATTTAATATTATCAAGATTAATATAACAATATTTGAGTTTGATAGTATTTTTATTTTCGATAAATTGTATATCATTTTGATCAATAATAAGTTGTCCTTCATTAAAAAAGCGTACTTTATCATTCATTTTAACAAATGTTAGTTTTTGAGGTATATTATTTTTGATTCTAAACCAACTAACATATTGACTTTTATCTAGTGAATTTTTATAATCTAATCTTTTTAATTCTAAAAAAACACTATTATCGTCGCCCTTAAAATAATAGATGATTTTAAGGTTATTCATTTCTTATATATATTTATAAATTATTGTTAAATAGGTTGATAAATTATTTAAAGTATACAAGATATATTGTTTATATAATGAGCAATTTAGTTCTAAAAAAGAGTCAAAATCAATTATCAGAACATTTAAAAAGACAAAATAGAGTAAAATATTTAACAAATGAGCATGAATTATATACATTACAATGTAATAGAGTAAAAAAACAACTATTAAAATTAAAAGTAAAGAATACAGATGGAGAATTAGTATGGAAAGAAAATTTAAAAGATGAAAATGATAATTATGATGTTGTATTAATTAAATATCCAAAATATAAGAGAATAGTATTATCAAAAGATAAATTAAGATCAGTTGAAGAGAGATTAAAAAACGATTGCAACTATTTAAAACATTTAGAAAGTAAAATAAAAAAAAATAGTTATTAAATATATATGTCTGATAGTAAAGACTTAGAATTAATTAAGTCACTTCAAAGTCAGATAACATTTTTACAACAGACTGTTAATTCTTTATCAGAACGTGTAAGAAGACTAGAAAGCGGCAGATTACTAAATCCATCCGTTCCATTAAATCCAACTATACCATTATTTCCATTTTCAAATACATTAAATTTAGGTAAAAAGATAGATTTTAAGAAAGATCTTGGCAATACTAATTTTTAATATATATATAACTATTAATAGTTATATATAATTTAATTTATTTTTTCTTTTTAGCGGAAGCTTTTTTTGCTGGTTTTTTAGCGGCTGTTTTTTTAGCAGCTGGTTTTTTGGCAGCTGGTTTTTTAGCTGCAGTTTTTTTAGCTGCAGGTTTTTTGGCAGCTGGTTTTTTAGCAGCATCTTTTTTATCAGCTGGAGTATTCATAGTGTATTGATCTTTCATTGGGTTGCAAGCTTTAGCAATTTGTCTAAAATGAACTTTATAGAAAACATTATTTAGGTTTTCAAAATTTTTAGCAGCTTCTTTAGTAACTTTAGATTCTTTCATAAGTTTAGCAACATGTGCATTTGCATTTTCAGCGACATGATTCATAATTGCAAGTGTATGCTGATCAACAGGATGATTATTTTTAGCCATATTTTCTAGCATTCTACTTCTTCCCATGTCTTCGAATATTTTTTTAACATGTTTGTTAGCGGTAGTAGTTGGTTTAGCTTTAATTTCTTCAAGTCTTGGTTTAATACTAAGAATACAATCTTTACCATTATCTCTGACATCAATTTCAGTACAAAGTGTCATAGAATGAAGATTCATTAGATCTTTATATTTTTCAAGTAATCCTAATTCTTTCAGATCATCATGCATAGCTCTTGAAGCACCGCAAATTCTGAAGCAAGGTGGGTATTCTTTATCTTCAACTTTATCACTGTTAAAGCCTCTTTTTTCTTCAGAATATGCACCACCAGATTGCATACCTTGTACCTGACTTTTTAGCTTATTAACAATATCATTTTTTAAAATTTGATTAGAAATATTTCCAAACATTTCCATAATTTTATTTTTCATAGCATCTTCGATTTGTGATATTTGATATTGATTTTTCATTTCTTCTGCTTGTTTCATAACAGACTCAATATTTGGTTGTTGGACATTAAGTTGTTCAACAGGTTTTTGTTCAACAGGTTTTTGTTCAACAGGTTTTTGTCCAGCACTCTGTAAGAATTTTTTTGCTTCTAAATATCTTAATTTGTATTTTTCATACTTTTGTTTATAATCAACGTTTTGCATATTATATATTATACTTTATAAAAAAATTGATTTTAATTAATTAAATTCTAAATATTAATATTTAAATGGAAATAGCATATACAAAAATTTGGAATAAATCAGATCATGGGTATTCTGATGAACAAGAAACGAATCCAAATGGACACATATTATTGTTAGATAGTATAACTAACACAGATGATATAAATAAATTTTGGGATTTATCAAACAAAAATTTTATTAAAAATAATTACAATTTAATAAATATTGTGAAAAGATATTATATAAATGAATATACATTTGCTATAAATTATACTTTTTACTTAAAAATATTTCAAAAAAAATACAGAAAATGGTTAAAAAAAAGAAAAGCATTGGGAAGTTTAAAAAATATTTTAAATAGAGAAATTTATGGAAGATATTTAATTAATATAAGTAGATGATCAAAAATAAATAGATTAATATATATGAGTTTGTTAATTGAAAAATTGCATTTGCTACAAAAATATTTTAATATAATTGGTTATAAATATGTAGATCCATTAATTGAAGAAGATTTACTAAATAATAATATAAAATATTTATGGGTAACTGCATCAAAATTAGCCATATATTATAAAATAAAGACGATAGATGGTTTATTATTGCATCCTATAGTAACTATAGAGAATTTACGATCAAGGTTATTAACAAATAAATTAATTTTTTACGTGTATAAGCAAAAGAGATATTATAAGAGATTAATAAAAAGAAGAGAAAAATTATTAGATATAATGGATTTACCATTAGATTTAATAGATAAAATATTAAGTTATTTTGATTTATTTTTACTACCAGGGAAAAAATTTAGTATTTGATTAAATATTGATTCATCTTTGACTACTTGTTCTGTAACTTCTTTTTTAGCAGTAGGTAATAAATCAAATAATGGTTTACCGACAACCATATGATATAGTAATGGTACAATAATTATGAAAGTGATAATTTTTTGCTTATTTTTAGAAATTAACTTTTTAATTTTATCAAAATTTGTTAAATTTTTTAATAACTGAAGATATTTAGGAGATAACTTATAGATAGGTTGTTTTTCTACAACTTTAGTAGCTGATGATACAGTTTTAACAGGTTTTTTTGGTTTAATAATAGATGATGAAACTGCACTTAATGGTGCACCACCACCTCCTCCAGAATTAAGTGCTTTAATTTTTTTAACTTTTTTATTTAAGATTTTTTTTTTAGATTTTTCAGCAATAGAATTTTTCTTTTTTGACATTTTCTTTGCTTTTTTAATAATTTTTTTTATTTGTTTCTTTACACTACCATCTTTTCCTTTTTTATTTTTCTTCTTCTTTTTTGTAGAAAATAATTTTGCTATAGCATTGTTCGCATTTTTTAAAACGGATTTTTTTTTCTTTTTGAATGAAATTGATGGTCCTCTAAATTCTGGATCATATTCAATAACTTTATTACTATAAACAATATTAACTTTTGAAGTTGATGTATTAGTAGATTTAGTAATAGTAGGTTTTTTAACTTTATTAATTATTTTTTTTACTTTTTTTGGAGTTTTTTTAATTTTTTTCTTTTGACTAACTGTAATTAACATTTTTTTTTTCTTTTTCTGTTTCTTTTTTAATATTTGCTTTTTAACAGTTTCTTCTATTGATTTTCTCTTTTTCTTGATTTTTTTTGATTTTGTAATTTTATGTGGTTTAGAATTTATATTAGTAGTTTTAGAAGCAACTCCCATAAATTGTTTTACTTTTTTTGATTTAGCTACTTTTCTAATAGCTTTTTTTATTTTTTTGGAAAGGTCTGTAACTGATTTATTTTTTGGAGTTATAGATTTACTTTTTTTAGATTTACTTTTTTTTGCTTTTTTATCTTTTTTAATTTGTTCTTTATATTCTTTGGTTAAAGAAATATCAGGAGCTTTAAATTGTTCAGATATTTCAGTTAAATTCATAAAGTGTTCCATATTAGAATATTTATTACTCATTTATATTATAATTTATATAATAAATTTATTCTTTTGTAATAGAAGTTAAAATCTGGTTAATACTATATGGAATTAAGTCTGAATTGTTTACTATTAGGAGATAATTGTACTGGTAAAACTTGTTTTAGTCAAGCATTACAAAATCGTAAGAATATAGTAAAACCACCTTTACAAACAATAGGAGTAAATTATGCGTGTGGTAAAATATCAGTGAATGGATTTAATTATAAATTAAGTCTATGGGAATTATCAGGATCAAAACGTTTTATTCCTATAGCAAAAACATATCTAAAAATAGCAAATATAGTTTTATTATTTTTTTCATATAATGATATACAATCAATAACAAATTTAAGAATATGGGTAAATATCTTGAAGGAGAGATTAGATAAAAATTTCAAAATATTTATAATTGGTAGTTGGTTAGATGTAAAAAATACTTGTAATAATGAAAGTAAAGAGTATATAAAAAAAATCATAGATAAATATAATTATCTTTTTTATGAAGTGATATCAATAAATTTTTGTGATGTAGAGAGAGTGTTAAAGGAAATATGTTTAAATTATAGGGTGGATAAAGAAAGAAGTAATAATAATAGAAGTTTATGTTGTCTAGACACATTTAATTGTGTATGATAAAAAATTGAATTATAAACAAATAATTTAGAAAATTTATATTATATGGATAATATTAAGTCTAAATCGAAAAATAAATATGGAAATAACGAGGTTACTTCCAATATGAGAGATCAATCATATTTTTCTTCAAGTAAAGATAGAAAACAATTAAAGTATACTTCGCAACCGTTTTGGTTTCAGCACAAGTATATGCAAAATTTAAAAAGTTTTAAATTAAATTTTTTTAAATTAAAGTTAAATTATGAGATTAAATTAGCATATCATAGATTTAAAAATAGAAGGATGCAAAAGATACTTTTAAACAAGAGCATTTTAGAATATATCAATAATGCGAAATATTTAAAATACAGGCAGAAGTACAGTTCTTTAAAAAGAACTGGTTTAAAAATTCAAAATTTTGTTAAAGAAAGAATTTGGAAGAAAGAATTATCAAGATTTATTTACGATCTAAAAAATTTATGTAGGGCTGTACATCCACGATTACAGTTTAGAATATTTGGTGGTATAATAAACAAAATTATAAATGCAACGTTTAATATAACAGAGCATGATATAGATATATATCTTGTATTTGGTAATAGTACACAACTATCTGGAAATTTATTTAATAATTTTCTAAACTCTTTAAGAAATAGTAGGATTTTATTAAATGTATCACATATTAAGAATTATACCTTAGTCGAAAGTCATTATCAAAGAATTTATAACAGACCTGGATTAGATGGAATAGAACATATTAAAGGAAAAAGAAATTTTTTAAATTTAGGATTAATTGATATAGATATTTTAAGTTCTCCACCAAATTTAGTTGGTGTAGATTGTACAATATCAAATTATAGTTACAATCCTTATAACGAGACATTAAAATTAATAAAACCTCAAAATAATTTAATAGGTACATTAATAGATAATAGACATAAGATAGCAAAATTATTTTTTCCTGACAATGTTCAAGGTATAGCGAATGTGAATCAGATATTATTGTTAAAATCAAGACAGGAGAAATATTTAATACAAGGATGGAATGTATTAAATGAATTTAAATTTCCTGAAGTTGAAAAGACTTGGGAGTGTGCAATCTGTTATGAAAGTAATTATAAAAATACTGATTCTCAGAATATAATTACATTAGATTGTAATCATAAATATTGTAAAAAATGCATAGTTCAAATGTCAAACAGTAATCACTTGACTTCAAAAAATAATTGTCCTTATTGTAGAAAGTTAATAAAAGTGAAAATAGAAAAAAATAAAATGGATGAAGACGATCCATTTTATATTGTAAATGAAAGTGATAAATTAGTTTATATTTAATATTTTAGTTATAATATTAAATGGACAGATATAAAGAAAATGTATATCAAAAAGTATTTGAAATAGATGGTTTAAGGAAAACGATTTTATCATTTTTAAGGAAAAAAGCGCATAGACAATGTTTACTATGTAAACAAGTATGTGTATGGAATAAGAAAATAAATAACAGTTATATAATAACTAATTATTTTTGTTATTGTATTAATTGTTATATAAAAAAGATTAATTAATACTTAATAATTCTTCAGTATTATATGCAAAATTAATAACATCATAAATATCAGAATTACAACATAAAAAATTTATAATATTAGTAATATTTCTTTTATTATAATTAACATGTTTAATAATTCTAAATTTATTAATAATGATTAATATTATATATACATTAGATTGTTTTTGTATTGGATTAAGTAACATAGTTAAAATAATGTATTTTATTAAATAATCTTTTTTTTTATCATTATTTTTTGATTTATTTAAGAGAAATTTATAATAATCTATTTCTTTTTTAATAGTATTATGATTTTTTGAATTAACAATTACTTTTTTTAATTTTGAAGTAACAATACCATTTTCATGTATTTCAAGTAATTTTTTATTTTTTTTCATAAGTATATTTTTAATATCGTTATGATCAGGTGTAATATCATTCATATAATTTAATTATACATTTATTAGTAAAATTAAATTCAATTTTATAATTATTATTATCAACTTGATAATAAAATAAAGAAACTATAATTTCTTGATATATATAATATCAAGAAATTATTTAAATATAATTTTTATAAAGATTATTAATGTTCTTAAATAAAGTTAAGAAAATATTATTATCATAATAAATTTTAAAATCATTAAATTTAATATAATACATATTTTTGAGATCACAATTTAATTGATTTAGGAGATTATTAATAAGTGTAAAATTTTTATCATCATTAAGTGAAAATTCATTAGAATTATAAAATTGTTTAATTTCATTGTTAATACTTTTAATATTATTATAATATAATAATTTATATGGTTTAATTTTATTAAGATGATTGGCTCTTTGTTTAGATTTTTCGTATATTTTTTTACAGATAAACTGCAAAGATTGATTGTAACAAAAATTAATAAAATATAGATAATAATAATATTGAAGTAGATATAAACCTATTTTTTTATTAATAATAAAAGTAGATAATGATTTAATAAAATTATTTTTTAGTTTTAATAATTCTTTATTTGTTTTATTATTTGATAAAATCATAAATATAAATTCATTTTTAAAAAAGTTATAATTACAGAAATTATTAAGTATTTTTGTTAATGTATTAATAGTATTGTCTGTAATATTACTTTTATTTATTTTATGTGTAATTAAATTTACGATATATGATCTAATATAATTTTCTGTATTTGAGTACATTAGAGCATATTCCATCTATATATAATATTAATTAAATATTTTATTATTTAAAAAAATATTTATTTATTAGATTATATGGTAAAGAATACGAAATCTAAAACAAAAGCCAAAGCAAAACCAAAAAAGAAAGGGCGTGTAAAAAAAAAGAAAGATGAATCATTGAATATAGAAATACAATTAAATAAGAAATTATCAATAAATGAGGAAGAGCCTGAAGATACTAAGAAAGTTTTAGAAAAATTAAAATTAGAGCATATAAGATTATCAACGTTACATATAGAGTATTCAGAGAAATTAGAGACTGTAGATAACGAATTAAATAAAGTGATAACTGAGATAATAAGAATAGGGAATAAATATTCTTCGATAGATGATTTTATTAGTAAGAATGAGTTAGATACAATTAGTGTAGCTGGAAAAGTTTCAAGTTCATTAGAGGAATAAAAAATTGAATTATAGAAATATAATTTATAATTCAATTAATTAGAAAAAAAAATATGCTAATAACAGATTATGACATAGGATATATAAATAATGACGTAGTTAATCGCTGTTCAAAATTAACATATTATACTATACGTAATGATAGTAAGAAAATATTAAAAAATGAATCAAAAACAGTAACTTATGGAAAATATAGATCTAATCAAAATTTCTTGAGAAAAACAAATAAAAATTTTTTTTTTAAAAAATCTTAGTTAAAGAAATATAACTATTAAGAATAGTTATAATGGAATTATTATATTTAAATATATTAAATATATTTACGGTTAATGTTGTAGATGTAGACAAAATATTACCAATAAATAGTAAAACTTATAAAAATTTTTTTACAAAAAAAAATTTAAATTATAAATTATCATTTGATACAATAATAAATACAGATAAAACAATTAATATTTTAATAAAAAATGGTAATAAAAAGGAAGTATTAGATTACAATAAACTTGGTAAAAACTATTTAAAATTAATAGTGCATGACAATATTTTAGAGATTTACGATTCAATAAATAATAGTTATTACAGCTTTGACTATAAAAATAAAACTGAGATATTATCATCAATATTATTTTATTTAAAATTTGACATAACTATAAATCAGCAATCAGGTAGAATATTATTACCATGTGGATATAAAAACAGAGTAATATTAAATTTAGGTATGACATTTAATTACTTAATAAGTAAAAATACAGACAATACATTAAAGATAGTTTTTAAGGATAAAACTTTTAATATTAAATGTAAAAAAGTAAAAAATACTCCTTCATATTTTTTATCATATATTGAAACAATTTTAAAATTAAGAACAGAATATTTTTTAGACTCTTGGTTTTATTCAAAATATATAAGTTTATTAAAAGGTGTTTTTAGAAGTGGTTATAATAAAAAAAGGTTAGAATTAATAACAAAGAGGGTTGTAAATCATGCATTAGATAGGAAATCTTCAAACAGGAATTACAATAGAAATTTATTTTTCATAAAGAACAATGAACTTTACAATTCATATTTAATAGATTTATATAACTTTAAGATAGAATGTAAGAATTTTAAGTCATATTTACTATCAGATCATAAAGGAATTTATAAAAAATTATGCGATAAAGTAACAGAGAAATCAGAAGATTATTTTACATCAAAGATATCATATAGTACATGGTTAGAGAGTTTTGAAGATGGAGATTATTTTGGGCTATTAGCTAATGGTAATTACAAAAGGAATTGTTTATCAGCAAATGAGCCAATGATATTTGTAAAAAATTTGAATCAATGTATATTATCAAACGATGATTTTATAGAGAGTCATAAATTTTATTTTGACAAATATAAAACATTTGACAATGGAAAAAATTGCAGTAATTTAATATCATATGACGGTATAGGAAAGGGAAATATTTTTTTACCGATTTACATTTGTGAAGAGCATTTTAATATAGTAAAAATGAACATAGCAAGTATTACAGGTATTAATTTACATAATAATCCAATAAAATTTGTGAAGAAGAATATATTAATTTATGTATCATATATCTCAGAATTTATTGCAACAACTTTTTCAAACAAATTATATAATAATAGTACATGGCAACCATTATTAATAAATTATTTATTATTTGTTAAAGAGATAGTATCAAATTATTATACAAATCAGGATTTAATTAATTTATACGAGGAACATTTGAATAAGGTAAAATTCAATTTAAACTTTACGATAGGAATTTCAGTATTAATAGGATTATTTGATAATTACGAATTAGATTTAGACAGATTAGTATTGAAGTTAGTTGAAGAGATGATAAGAATAAAATGTAGTAAGTATTATTCAGACATAAAGAAGGATTATACAAATTTTGTTTCAATAAATTTTACAAAATTCACAAATTACTTAAATAAATTAAGTTTAAATAATGAAGAGATATGTGATGATTTAATAAACAAAGAAATGTTTATGTTATTTAACAATGTAATAAATAAATCTAATGATGTATTATTTATAAAGAAAATATGGTCTATATATCATTTTCATAGGAATTTAGTAAAAGATTTACCAGATTTTTTTGAGGATATAAAAAATAATTTTGGTATATTATCAATAGATAATATTGAAAAGATAAAAAGTGTGATAAGTAACAATCAGTTTCCTGAAAATAACGGTACAATAAAGGGTATATTAAATCCTTTATTTGATGGTCATATACTATACAATAAGCAATTAGTAATAAATTTAGATGATACATGTAAATTGATAGATGATAAATTATTTACAGACAATTGTTTATATGCGATGTTTTTGCAGGGTTTTTTACAGAGAAATTACAATTCAAGAAAATTAGCATTAAAAAATAAGAATTTATATTTTAACCCGATGACTAATACAAAAGATTGTATATTTAATTGTTTAAAGATATTTATAAAAATATGGAGTAAAAGTAGTTTTAGGGAAATTTACAATCAATTAGTAGATTCATTTAAAAAAACTTCAAATTCGTACAATATATTAGGTATTTATTATATAGTAGAGCATGAGAACAAGTTAGAAGAGTTTATAGTAGATATAATAAAAGATGGTAATGTAAAAATGATAAAATTTAAATTAGATCTTTTAAATGGAAAAAATGTAAAAGAGGATATGAAATGGTTATTACCAATTGATTCAAAAACGAAAAAACGCAAAACATTTGAATTAAAATTATTGAGCTGGAATATTCCTAAAAGAAATAACAATAAATAATCCATAAACAATAAAGCATGATAATGATGAAATAATTTTCTTTGTATTAAATTTAACACCATTGTATATGATTTGTTTTGAAAAATCAGTATTAAACATGACACTAAGATATGGTACAATAAAATTATTACAGAATGCATCTAAATTTTTAGAGATTGCATTACTGATTAATGTTCCAACAAGTACAGAATAAATATCTTTTTTCTTTAAGAATTCTAAGAAATGGTCATCAATTTTAGTAGGTGCTCCATTCATAAATAAATTGATAATTATAATAATCAAGCCGATAATGATAGCAATATGTGATTTATTATTTTTAGTAAAATTCATTTATATATATTACTAAATAAATTTATTTAGTAAGATAGATATTAGTTTTGGCTATATATTCTTAATTTATCAACATTCTGTACAAGAAATTCAGCGACACTACATATTTGTTCTTTACTTTCAAATTTTTCAAATTCTTCTGAATCAATCATATCAAATTTTCTTAAAATATTTAATAAGTCTCTTTTGCTTTTTGTTTTTATATCTTGAGTATTTATCTTTTCCAAATCATTTATATATTTTTTGTATTTACTAATATAATTACTATTTTTACTTGTAAGATACATATTTTGGATAGATTTTTGAAATTTTTCTCCACATTTTCTTTTAACTTGAATCAGCTTATCACTCTTAAAAACAAAATAATTTTTATCAAAACCAACTAATTTATCAATTATATTTAAAAATAGTAATGGTCTTTTTTCATGAGTACCTTTAAAATATAAATTTAAAAAATTTTCGAGCTTTGCTTCTGTCAGACTTTGGTTTGTTTCACAGAATTTTTTAAGTAACAGATACATCATTTCAATAATATTGTAAAGTATTTTTTCAAACCCTGTAAATTGATTATCATACTTATAAGGTATGATAAGATTAATTCTGTTATCAAATATTTCAGCTCTAATTTTTGATCCTTTTCCTTTCTTTTTAAAAGTAGATTCAACATCATCATTAAGTTGTTCTATTAATTCTTTAATTTTAGAATTTATACTTTTAAATTTTTCTCTATCATTGAAAGCTTCATTTCTTTTTTTTTCTAAAATAGATATTTCATTAGTAATTGTATATTTGTCATCTATTTCATATTCAGTATCACCAACACAACTGATAATTTTATTAAATTCATTAACAATAATTTCCAGTGCTTTTATTTCTTTCAAATTATTTTTAATCAAATAAATATCAAAATACATGATAACAGAACCATTTTTTTTATTTATATTAAATAATGGTTTACTACTACCTAATGTTGTACCACCAATACATATTATACATTGTCTAATCAACCATTTTATAAATTGGATTTTATTAGAATCAATGCAATTATTATTTTTAATAAGTAGCACATACCCATCAACAAATTCATAAGAATTAATATTATCTTCTACTATAAATGTGTAATTAGTATTTTTCAGTATTTCTTGAAGAACATTTTTTAGAATACAATTTAGTTCATCATTATCGAACATATTAATAAAATTAAAATTAATATGAGATTCTGTATATAATTTTTTTAATTCATATACGGAATCTTTTATTTTGATAACATACTCTTTTTTTTCTTTTTCAAGTTCATGTTGAAACACATCATAAGTTTTTGTATCCTTAACTATAATTGGAAGGTTATTGTTTGAGATTTGTCTTATTATTTTATTTTGAAAATCAATTATATCTTTTAATTTATTTTGATTTTCATCTTCAATAGTTTTTTGTTTTTTAGTATTAAGTTCATTATCAAATAATATTGAATATTTATTTGTATTATAAGACATTTTCGGTAAATAATCAATAGAATAAATAAAAAAAAAAATTTCAATTTTTTAGATTATTAAAGCAATAATAAATAATTGTTGAAAATCAACATTTCAATAATAATAAAGTAAACTGGAAGATTAATCTTCAAGAGGAAGTGTTATTTCGTCTTGAACTTCTTCTTGTTCCATTTCTTTAAGTTCGATAATTTTTTTATCAAGTAATTCAAGTTTATTACCAAAAAGTTTATCTTCAAACTTTTGGAAATCTTCGTTTGCTCGAATTTGAGAAGTGAGTTCTTCCAATTGTTCATGTGACAGATCTTGGTCTAGATTCTTGATATAACCATTAACTTTCATTTGGAAGTAAGAAGCAGATTTTTTCTTCAAAGAATCAAGCTCATCTTGAAATTCCTTTTGTTTATCCATTCTGATATCTTTTTGTCCTTTATAAAGTTTTTCATTGCAAGAATTAATTTTTCTTTCTAGAGCCTTAATTTGTTTATTAAGTCTCCCTTGGTCTGAAACAAATTTATTCCATTCAGTTTTTCCTCCATCATTATCATAGTATGGAATAGAAGTAATTTTCCTTTGTTCTTCAAGAAGACTCGCTTTTGTTTCTTCTTTAATTAACAATTCTTTAATTTTTTGACCAGCAAATTGAACTTTAAAGAATTCAATATTATATTTTGATCCTTCTTTAAGCTTGATATTATTGTTAATTTGCGAATCTTTAAGATAAAGTTTTAGATAATCAATACTTTTCTTTTGATTATTTTGTTCATAATCTTCATCTTCGGAGTCTCCATCTTTTGTTGTGATTTGAGGTTTTTCTTTGAAAGGTTTAATATCTTTTATGTAAAAAGTTTTACCTCCAATAACAACTCTCCATTCACTTTTGATATCATGCTTTGGAATTTTTAAGAAATTATTCGTAAATACTCCATAAGTACTCAAACAATTCTTCCAAATCAAAATACCATCATGATGATGTTTATACAAATCTTGCATATTTGTTACAGCTGTTGTTCTTTCATCTTCAAAGAAATTATTGAGCGCTCGAACAACATCAATCCCTAAATTGTTTCGAAAAGCGAACTCATGGAAAGATGTTTTCTTACTTGCTAGATCTCTAACATAACTTTCCAATTTTCGCTGAATAACTTCTTTTTCAAAAGGGTATTCCCAGAAAATAGTCTCACCTTTTAGTTTAGTGAAATCATAATCAGCAAATGGAATGTTATTGCGATTTTTCTTTGTTGTGAGCATGAGGAAATAAGTTGAATCAGAATGATTTTTTTCAATACTATCATTCTGAGCGCCTATTTTCAATTGCTCTTTTGTCGCAGAACCATCAAAAAATTTCATGTTTTGAATAATTAGTTTATAAACTTTAAAAACGTTTCTTATTTTATTGTTCATTTTTTTGATTCGTTTTTTAATATTCTTAACCATTTTTTCGTTTAGCTTCGGATCATGCTGGTCCAATTCTTTTGGAAACTTTTCTTTACATTTCAAAGTTGTTGATTCTTCCGAGTAGGAATTTATATCAACACCTTTTAAAGTGCTTATAAGTTTTTGATCACCAGTTATACATTTTTTTAAGAAAAGATAGAAATGGTCATTCTCGTCTTCCACTTTACTATTTTCCTTAAAAAATCTTTCAAAGCCTTTTTTGATTTCAACTCCAGATTCTTTTGTTAGCTCCTCAATAGTTTGAAAAATTTTTAATCTTTCTTGAGTAATCTCAGTTATACGACGTTTATTTTTTTCCGTAACTGTTTGAGAGCTTTGTGCAGATTCTTCAATAGACAAGATATCTGTGCTGATGGCATAGATATTTAGAAGATCATTAATTTCTTTAGTAACATCTTCTTTGTTTGAAAGTTTGTCGAGAAGTTCAGTCAAGAGTTGTTTATCATTATTACTGAAAAATCTAGGTCTTCCTCTAGGCCAATCACTTCCAGCGACTTCACTGCTTGAAACTCTTGTATCTTTCTTAAGTCGATTCAATTTTCTCCCATCAATAACATGTGCTTCAATCGGTTTAACTTGATCTTTATCTTCAGGTTCATTTTGTTCATTGTCTGACTCTATGCGTACAGGATTTTTTGTCCTTTGTGCCAGATCGAATGAATTTGAAAAAGGTCTAGAACTTGTAGATAAGTCTTGAACAAAGTTATCAACTTCTTCGGGTTGCCATTCATTGACATGATTTTTAGATGTCCCAATGGCAGGGAAATCTTTCTTTTGAAAAGAAATTTCACGATTGAAAATATTATCTTTGCGCAGTTTTTCCAATGCTTTCTTTTGAATAACTTTTGACATGTCATTTGATAAAAAGTTAGTTGATAGAAAACTTTTCAGTTCGTCTTTCATTTCAATAAAATCAAATTCTCCATTCATAATCTTATCATAAATTATGTCGTCAGATAGATTCAAAATAAACATAAGACATGAAATATGAGTTGGTTCAAATGGTATACCTTTTTCTTTGAAGAAAGTTTCAAAGTTTTCTCTTTGTTCACGAGAGAGCTTGAACGTATAGCTGATTCTTTTTTCTTGACTTGCAAGCAAATCAGGATTTCTGAAATCAATATATCCGCGTGCATTTCTTACTGCAAGTTCGCCATTGTGAAAAATACTCAGGCAATCTGCAGATAATTCTTTAAGCCCATGGACATAGCTATTGTAACCGCTGATAGCATCATAAAAATTAATTTCATGAGTGGTTAATTCAGTCATTAACGATTTGTATTTTACTACGATATCATTAAAATCGGTTGTTTTTTCAAGATGATCAAATACATTTTTGTATTTTTCTTGATCAACTTTGTTAAGAAACTTAGCAAGTTTTTTGAAAGAATCAAAAAAGTTACTTTGTAAGTTTCTTCTGGAAAGCCAAGAAAAAAGACCATCGTTTTCCCATCCAAAGCTTTTTTTTTCAAGAAACTTTGACACCACATTTAAATTGTATTTCGATGGGTGTTTGTTTGGACACAAAGCAATGAATAATAAACATATCAGTTCATTCTTGGTTTCAGAGTCAAAATTAACAGATTTTGACTCGGTTTTTTTTGGTCCGACATTCTTGCCAGATCCAGATTTTTTACTGGCAAAACCAGTAGATTTTTTTTTACTGGCAAAACCAGTAGATTTTTTTTTACTGGCAAAACCAGTAGATTTTTTTTTACTAGCAAAACCAGTAAATTTTTTTGATCTAGAATTGTTCTTTCCAGATCGATTTTGAGATCCAGAATTACCAGATCCAGAGCGTTTAAAGTTTTGACTCATAGTGCTTAGTAGTGTTTGTTTCGAAAGAGTAAATTTTTCAATTTTTAAAAAAAAAGTAAATACCATATTAAATGGTACTTAACAGGTGTGCTTAAGATATAATATAATACAAATTACATCAAAAACACAATATTCTAAATCAATCGGATAATAAAAAATTTTCAATTTTTAAGTATTTTGCTATAATAAATATATAGTATATTATATATGAGTATTAATAGTGATAATATTTTCATTAGATCCGACTTTGATAATTTTCAGCTAGGAGGAAAAAAAAATAAAAAATCAAGAAAAAAGTCTAAAAAATCAAGAAAAAATTCAAGAAAAAATTCAAGAAGAAGATCTAGAAAAAATGCAAATAAAAAAAAATCAAATGACTATAGTGTTTCAATTTTTGATGAAGAAGATAATGAATTTAGTATATTTAATCCAGGTTATGATAAGAAGGTTTATCCTAGACACCGAGATGATCATTTAGATAATTATAGAAGTAGACATTACCCATCATATAATGGAGTAATAATGAGTCCAAGTGTTGTTGTGCATTCTCCAGTAAAATCAATTGAAAAAATGGTAGAGGATGCAGTT